AATGCTACTAAATGGTCTTTTCGTCTTTATCTGAATCTGTTTGCATCTATTGGTCGTAGAGTGTCCGGCAGCGATACAGCTTGGTCTGTCACTATGACTCCCCTTGGTGCTGCATTTACAGGTCTTACCGATGGTGTTTATAAAGATTCGTTTAAGGTTCGTGTAACTTCTTTTGGTCTTGCCGGAGTAGCTCGTTATTATTTGACCTCTGATAAACCTGTTGATTTGACTTTGTCTAGTTCTCCGTATTACAACAGCAATTCCAGCAACAAGGATAATCAGATTAAAGTGTCTTCTTATGCGTTCCGTGCTTACGAAGGTATCTATAACGCATACTATCGTGATAACCGTAACAATCCTTACTACATTAACGGTGAAGTACAGTATAATCAATGGATTCCCTCTTATGAAGGCGGTGCAGACTCTAATATTTACAGTTTGCATTATGCTAATTGGGAAAAAGACTTCTTAACTACTGCCGTTCAATCACCGCAACAAGGTACTGCACCTCTTGTTGGTATTACTACTTACACCGAAACGGTATCAGATGAAACAACCGGAGTGACTTCTGAAGTATCCCGTGTAGCTATTGTTGATGAGGAAGGTAAACGTTATCAGGTTGCATTTGATTCTGACAAAGACGGCTTACAAGGTGTTAAATATATTGAACTTGATAATGACGTAAAACTACGTCAACCTCGTAACCTTATCGATGTCGCAACCTCCGGTATTTCAATTAACGATTTACGTAATGTAAACGCATATCAAAAATTTTTGGAATTGAATATGCGCAAAGGCTATTCTTATCGCGATATTATTGAAGGTCGTTTTGATGTCAAGGTGCGTTACGATGAGTTGTTAATGCCCGAATTTTTCGGAGGTTTCTCCCGTGATATTGATATGCATTCCATTACGCAAACCGTTGATCAACAGAAAGCTGACGACAACTCTTACAAAAATGCTCTTGGTTCTCAAGCCGGAATAGCTGGTGTGCGTGGTGATTCGAATAACGCTATTGAATGCTTCTGTGACGAAGAATCTATTGTGATGGGTGTTTTGATTGTAACTCCGTTGCCCGTTTATACGCAGTTATTACCAAAGCATTTCACTTATAGAGGTCTGTTAGACCATTATCAACCGGAGTTTAATCACATTGGATTCCAACCGATTTTGTATAAAGAAGTATGCCCGATTCAGGCGTATAACGCAAACCCAAAGTCACTTGGAGAAACATTTGGTTATAATCGTCCGTGGTATGAGTATGTACAAAAGTATGATGTTGCGCACGGTTTATTCCGCACTGACTTGAGTAATTTCCTCATGCACCGTGTGTTCAATGAGAAGCCGCAATTGGCGCAAAGTTTCTTGTTAATTGACCCCGAGCAGGTTACCGACGTATTCAGTGTTACGGAAACGACTGATAAAGTGTACGGACAAATCTATTTTGATTGTACAGCTAAATTACCTATCTCTCGTGTTGCTATACCTCGTCTAGATTAATCACGTGTGCGCGTTTCGCGCGCGCGTGTTAAATAATCGAGCTTTGCTCGCTTAACCTCTTCCGTGATGGACCTGACGGCAGGTCCTCGCGGTTGAGCGGCGAGACGCTCACCTGCGGAGCACTAGTTGCACGAAGTTGCAACCCAAAGCAATGCGCAGCGCGTTGGCGATTGGAGAGAGTACCGTGTACTCCGGAAGGCGCGACGGCTTTAGCCGTAACGCCCTATTAATAATAATTAAAAATTTACTGCTATGGCAAAAAGAATTTTAAAAGCTCAAATCAAGCTTATTTCTTGTAAGCTTTCGGAATCTGACAATTTGATTACAAAACCGAACCTTGCAATGACCCCAAGTCAGGTTAAAGAATTGACAGACAAAGGCATAGCCGTTTCTTTGCCTAATGAAAAACAATTCCTTGATGGTACGACTTATTCAGGTTCCTCTGATTGGTCTGTAGACCCTGTTTTTAAACGTAGTGTTGATATGTGTCAACTTTGGGAGCTTGAAAAATCAACTCAAGGCAAGCTTATTCGCGCGCATAAGCTTGACAAGCAAAAATTTGGTAATTAATGTTACCGTTTATTGGTGCGGCTATTGGTGCGTTATCAAGCAATGCGAATACTAACAGCGCAATAGCCGCTAACAAACAGGAACAACAGGCAAATCGAGAGTATAATTTGAATTTGGCAAGAATGCAAAACCAGTGGACTATAGACCAATGGTATCGCGAAGCTGAATATAACTCTCCGGCTGCATATCGCGCACGTTTACAAGACGCCGGAATGAATCCCGATTTAGCCTACGGAAATGTGAACGGTACCGCACCTACTTCCGGTGCAATGACTTCTGGAGCTCCTTCGCAGCCTGTCGATTACTCAATGCTAGCCGGTAAAAGAACTATTGGTGACGCAATGGTAGCCGGATTTCAGATAAAACAGGCGGAAGCAAACATTAATTCTATCAATGCAGGTGCATCCAAAACCAAACAGGAAACAAAAAACCTCGTTGTAGAAGGTAAAATACTGTCTGCGGATGCGCTTACACGTGCAGCCCAAAACGAGCAAAGTTTACAAATCGGTCGTTCGCAAGTCTATTTGAATCATGCAATTGCAGATAAAACGCATGAAGAAAAAGAGCTGATTAGTAAGCAAATAAATTTGGCAACTGCTGCTTATGATGAGTTGCAAGAAAAGATAGAGAATTTGCGTGTTACTCGTGGCTCTATGTTGATTCAGCAATTTCAGGCTAGATTTGATATGTATATGCGTTCACAGGAATTTAATATAATGAGCCGCAAGTTGGCGCAAGATATTAAAGAATCTGATTCACGCATACAACTCAATCTTCAACAAACGAAGGATTTGATGTCAACGATGATACCTCGTATCTTGAATCTCAATGCTAGTACCTATGCTACTAAACAGCAAGGCAAACTAACTGCGGAACAAATCACTACTGAATTGTTCAAGCAAACAGGTATCGACATTTCGAATCAGCAAATGAAATTAAATCTGGATTCAGATAAGACGTATAAAGATGTCGAAAGGTCTGTTGGTATTGCAACAGAAATTTTAAACTCTCTTTCTTATTCTGTATCTAGTATCTTAGGTGGCGCAAGCCAAGCCAAAGGCGCGGGTTTTTTTGGAAAGTCTATGTCCCCGATTGGTTTTCGCTAAAAGTTGGGGCAGGTTGTTACCTGCCCCTTTTACGATTTATTCTAAAATCGTTATTGGTAACTTGATTATATATAAGCAACTGACACACGTCTGAAAATCAGCGATTTGTATCGCAGTTGCGAATTGCCCTAAGTATTCATCCTTTGAATATTAAAACTATGCAGATATTTTGTGAACACCCTGTAGTTATTCGGAATCCTAAACTAGGATTGCTACTTTGTACACACCGTTCGTACACTCATAACGGACAAATAACCACTATTCCGGCTTCTACTGCTCGTTATTGGTCTTACCGTTTTCCTGAACATCAATTCAGCCCTAGAAAATTCAAGGTGACTTTGGATAATATTGACGACTTCACCATATTAAACCTAAAAACCGGAGAACAATTCCCGATGTTTATTCAAGTCCCTTGTGGTAAATGTGAATTATGCCGTAAAAAGAAGTCTACGGAATGGTCGTTCCGTGCCACTTGTGAAAATGTATACTCCACCTCACAGCCGTTATTTATAACGCTTACTTACAATAATAATAATCTTCCCAAACATGGTGTATTTAAAGAAGAAGTACAACTGTTTTTGAAACGCCTTCGCATTCGTCTGGACCGCAAAGGATTTAAACACGAATTACGTTATTTTGCTGTGTCTGAATATGGCTCTAAATCTGGTCGCCCTCACTACCATTTGATAGTATGGAATTTCCCTCGTACCGGAGAACTCTCTAATTTATGGAATGTAACTCACCTCGTTGAAAGTGCTTGGTCTCATATCATTGGTTATGACAATCAAAAACCTATCTATGAACAGCTCGGATTTGTGTATACGCTTCCTTGTGAGAAAGGTGCTATTGGATATGTAATGAAATATATGCGTAAAAAACCTAATGTACCTAAAGACATGAATGGTGTATTTTTCCTATCTTCCCGTAAAGGTGGCGGTATCGGTTCTAAGTATGCTAAATCATTGATAGATTTCTATCGTAAAAATCCCCAATGTTTAGATATAACCGTCTGTGACCCTTATACAGGACAATCTACTACCGTTGCTCTGCCTGCTTACTTCAAGCGTTTGTACTTCCCTGC